AAGTATTGTTAAAATTACATTCATCTTCTTCAAAGTCTTTAAAGTTATTTTTAACAAATTCTCTTTCTTTGTTCATAACTTTCTTAGCTGAATCTAATGTCTTACATACAGTTAAAACTTTAGCATCTTCATCTATATCAATAAGACTTCTTTCTAGAACTACAAATACTTTAACACAGTTGTCTTTATTCATAATTATTTGTTTTAAAGCTATTTAATTACGTTCTAACGGCTTAAAACATTTCTCATATATATTCTACTACATGTCTGCTTTAAGTCCGTTAAAACGTATTAAAATATAAGTACCGCGTGCAGCTAACACTGGTCAATAAGTTTATTTCAGCTTAAAAGCCTTCAGTACTTATATATAGGTTTTGTAATTAAATTACATTCTGTCTGGACATTCTATTCCCAACAAATCCATTCCACTTTTTATAAATTTTAATTATTAATTATTAACAAAACGTTAATGCTTATTTAAGTTGGCATAAAAGAATCGAACTTTTATATATAATATTGCATGCTTGCTTTTAAACTTGGTGCAAAAACCGCATTTCACGTACCGCCCGTGCTACTCATATTATATATCTCCAAGATGCCAATATAGGCTATTTACTTGCGTTCTAAGACGATATTATATGCATAAACATAATAAATATTATTTATTTATTTTTATCGCCTCAAATCACTCCTAAATAGCCTTAAACCGAACACTCCCTCTCCGTATCAGAGCTATAATACTTAACGCAGGAATAGCCTTATTACACGTCATTGTTGTTCGATGCGAATTGTCTGTCAGTCAATTCTACGTATTTATGTAAGTTTCTTAACCTTTCAAACTACACAATTAGCTCGCCAGCATCCTAAACTAGTTTACGTCTTGTTCCTTAACGCTTATGTACACATTATAGTCAGTACACTACTATTGGTGCTAAGGCTACCAACCCAACCTAATTGACAAATTTAGGATTTACGATTAAATAAAGACTGTTTATTTGCATTCTAAGACAAATTTATCCAGAAATACAACAAAACTACTATCTATCTATTTAAATGCCTCAAATCGCTCCTAAACAGTCTTAAATTTAATTGTGAAGTGAGATAGAATCGAACTACCTTATGCGTAAAAGATATGGAGAACTACACATATACCATACACTTCTTATTGAGGTTTTTGAATAGAACCTACATTAAAACTATTGAGGTTTTATACAGAACTCCTCAAAACTAAAACTTGTTGGATTTATCCACCAATGACGTTTACCATTTAAAATGGAAGGTCGTCATCACCGTTTGCCTGAGTGCTTGCAGTGTTACCTACAGCAAGAGGGTCAGCCGTGCCTTCAGCATCAGCTACAATCTGTCGCTCAAAATTATCTTTGGCGAACTTCTTTATTTCTGATGGATTTTTATCCATTGTTTCAACAAAAATGCCATTCTTGCTTACTTCTGTATAGTTTCTACTATTGTATATAACTTTAAGACGAAGTTTTTTCTTTGTCTCAATCATTGGAGTAAGAATGTTCTTAACCCAATCTATCATCTCCTTAAAGGTGTTAAATTCACCTTCAATCTCTGGATAGAAACAGTTAATGATTTGCATAATTCTGCCAAATTGAATGTTATCACGGCGTTGCAAATCCTCATCTGTCTTTACCCACATATTCTTTTCATTCTTCCACTCTGTCATAGTGGCAGTTTTACCTTCAGAATCTTCAAAAATAATTTCAAGAAAGTATTTTTGAGTTGGAGAAAGTTTTGCATCAACAGATTTTAATGTAACGTTTTCATTAATACCTGCTGGCATATATGAGCTTACGAACTCTTCGTTGCTAGTAATTGTGTTTTTTGTATTATACATAGTTTTAATTTTCTAAGTTATAACTTTTAAATTATTAGGTTGTTTAATCTTTATAAACTCTATCCCAATAGGTTGTGATAGTTCCATCTTCATTTCCTGTGGCAATAACTATATCTTTACCACGCAAATGTGGAGCTCTTGCTTCTTTTGGGTCTCCAAAACCACCCTTAAAACTTATATGTGTTTCGTTGTTCTTGCGGTATACTAATCCTACAGCATCTGACAATCCACACATTATAGTAGATAATGCTCCTACTAAGTCTAATGTCTTTTCGGATAATTCTACTCCATCTACTTGAGATGTTTTATCCTTTGCATGACCTATAAGTATAAATTCATCGCAAAGTTCTTTAAACATTTCAACAACTTTCTTAACGGCAGTTCTTAAATATTGGTAACCACTACCTCCTGGTAATGTTCTAACATCTGTTCCAGTCCACTTTGCTCCAAATGGACTTTGTCTATACAACGTTGCTGCATAACTTAAACAAATATCTTCTAAGCGAGTAGCATTATCTATTGTTATATGTTTATAAAAATTACCACCTACTTCTTTGTTTTTTTCTCTAATAGCTTGTGCAGCTTCTCCTAAATCCTTAATGTTACGACATTGTATAGCCATAGCATCAATAAATGTAGAGCCACCTTCTAAATCTATAATTAGATTATTTTCTAATTGTGCGGCTATTGACGTTTTTCCGGATTTAGGGGCCCCATATAAAATTAAAAACTTAGGGTTTACAGAAATTGCTGGAATTTTAGTTGTAGGTAATGTAATTGGCATTATTTTGTTATTATTTATTTATCTTAATATTAACCTTCAAACCGTTGGTATAAATATCAATGATAATCTTTTTCTTTGGAGCCGTCAATGTATCAAGAAAACCGATATTGTTAAACTCTTCGTATGTATATACTTCGTTATCAATCTGAACCTCGTCTTCATAGAACATGATTGGCGTACCATCTGCTAAGTAGTAAATCTTGTTAAGTATATAAGGGAATTTCTTCATCTTATTATAGTTAGCAAGGAAGTTTGCTGCCTCAATGAACGAATTGTCATCCTTTAGTGAGTTTGCAGCTTTGAATACCATTACGTCTTCTTCCTTAGTATTATACTCAGGATTTATGATATAACTATTACTCTTAATCACATTGTTAAATATAATATCATCAATAACCTTAGAATAGTTTGTAGGTTCATATTTTGGAGTAAAAAAGTTAATAATCTTGTTAAATTTCTTCTTATTGTTGGTATTCTTAATAGTATATGTTGTTGTTTTCATTTTTATCAGCCTTATAAATTGTTAATACTAGATGCATTAACACTCTACCAAGTTGTTGAATGCGAGGTCGTTCTCGAACTCTAAAATACATGGTTTACCAGCGTCTCTGTTTTTCAATATATGCAGGTAAACCTTGTTGTTTGTTGGCAAATGACTGGGACCGTACTCAAGGATATTCAATATCTCGGGTCTGTGTATCACACAAACGTAATCGCTTGCATGAAATATAGCATCTGATGAAGACAAATCACTTCTCATTGGATAATGACTTGTCGGATTATTTATTCTTTCAGAGGCTTCTATGTTTCTATTCATTTGAGCTAACTGTATTATAGACGTTAGAGGTAATTTCTTTACCTCTATAAATACTTTTTCTAATTCACTTATCGTCTCTAACACAGTACCCACCTGTTTAGTTAATAACGCATGGTCATACACTATTAAAAAATGTTTATTAGTGCCTTTAACATACGTTTCATAGAAATTATATATTAATTCTCTAACTTGCATGGGAGGTATCGGACTATCTACAAAATAGATAGGATACTCCTTTAGCTGATTGGTAACCGAAATAACCTGTCTAAAGGTACTGTCATCTAGGTCCTTTTCAGAACTATACAAAGTCGAAGTCGTTCTCCTTAGCTTATTTGAGAGCGTTCTTCCAACTTGCCTAAAACCAACCATCTCTAATGAGAAATTTAGGATTATTATATCCTCTTCTTTATTCAAATCAATCACGTCCGTGGTTATTAAATTAGCCATCGAACTTTTTCCACTACCAGAAATGCCCGCTATTGTTAATACGGTATTGGGTTCAATTCCACCCATACATTGTTTATTGAACTTATTCCATCTGGTCTTGAGGCTTACTATAGAGTGATCTCTTCGTCCATTGATGTAATTTACAGCTTCTTTTACAACAGTAGACATTGGTCTAATTAAATTAGATAATCTCTGTTCCATAAGCTTGCTGTGTATTTTGTTCATGTAGTAACTCTTCTTCAATTTCTTCCCATTGATGGTCTTGTAACCATCTCCACATAGTCTTCATATAGCCCAGTTTACCAGTAGATATTTTCTTGTCTACTTCTTTTAGCAAACATTTATTGATATGCTCTGCTTGAGAGTAATTATTACCAATATAAGTATTATAAAGATTTCTGCATTTATTCTTATTCGCTCTTAGATATGTTTTTGTACCATCTGGACGAACAGCATAAACTGGGTACATATCGTAGAATAAATCAAAATAACTACGCTCTGTTGTAAGGTAGTTTTTAAGCTTTTGAGTCTCCTGATATGTAATTGCATTACGTCTCTCTATCGACATAATGAGTCCTTGTTGTTCTAAATATGCTATTTCATCGTCATTAATTAGGCTGACAATTTTTTTGACGTCTTGATTATTAAATTTTTGATTCTTATCCAATAGCATACTTAGGAAAAGTAATTGATTTGAATTAATTTTTTCTGGTATATCCAGAAGTTTTGTGTGTATTTCAAGTATCATGATTTAGATTGTTAATAAAGCTATCTTCAAATAAACTTAATTGTTTACATCTTAGCTCATCAACTATCTTTTGAGCTTTTCTAATGTAATACAAATAGTTTACATACCGATGCTCTATCGGTTCATCGTTGTATTTATTTAAGATTGTAACACCAGAATCTGCAACTATGTTTTGGTCTGAATATTTATGCGCATCATAAGGTCTGCCTTGATACTTAAAGTTCAAACCTCTATACTTTTCTGTATATTTTCTCTTAAATAAATAATAGTCATTGGTTGAAGCGTAAAAGCGATTAATTCTTTGCACTTTTTCACTTCCGTGAAACACATCGAACTTTTTATTTACACGTTGTCCCATGACAAACTCCTTAATATCTTTACACGAGCGAATATATTTATCCACTGATTCTTTTGTAAGGAAATAGTTTATTACTGCTTTTGGAACAATGGTCGGTGTTAAACCTTTGCCCAATTTTGTCTCAGTAGCAAACATTCCTATTTTTTCTATCAGTTTTGGGTCCTTAGATTGAGAATACCCATCAATAATACCAAAATAATCATTGACTGCGTACTGATAAAACACTTCATAGTCATTGCTCTCGAAAGACAGTTGTGTTATAGCTTCTATTTCAGAAATAGCATCCTGTACTTTGCTTCTGTTAGTCTTCTTAGCTACATACATAACACCATCAGTGTTAGCTTGTACAATCTTACAACCTAACTCCAATAGACGCTCAATCAACATTAATAGAATCAACTGTCCATTAATTCGTATTTTGAAGACGTTGAATGGGTCATATAGCCAACTACTTTCTTCTTGCATTTTACCTGTAACGGAATTTAAAGCTTTTTTTAAAGTTTCATTTTCTAACTTCCGTTGACTATGTTTTGCTTCTACACGGTTGTTGTAAACATCTGTATATACTTGCAAAAATTCTTTTCCTAAATGACGAGGAGTAAGGTTGTGCTTTATTAACAATGAAGGGTACATTGATAATACATCACTATGTCCTATATACTCAGTCTCATTTGGACGGACGATTTCTGGTTTGTTGATAGTATGTAAACCACCAACTGCCAGAGAATAGCCTAAATTCGAGAGAACAAACTTCTTCTCGTAGCCTTTGCGTTCATGAGAATCAACTGTTTTAGTCTTCATATCTTCAAGAACGTCTTTTAACGTTTTGGTTTTAAATTTAATAAACGGGAATATAACATCTTTTAACTTTATAAAATCCATTGGACTACTCATTTCTTTCAATTCTTTTATTGAAATTCCTGTTTTGTCACAATAGAATTTAGCTAATAGACGTTCTCCTATTTTTACTCCGTCTAAAGACAAACATTCTATTTTATATTTATCTTCAACGAATAATCTTAACTCTACATCTTGTTTTAATAATGATAATAGAGTAGTTGTTGAATCAACGTCGTTTATATTATACGCAATTATATTCTCTATCTCTTCTTCTGGTACTTCATTTTCAAATGAGCCAGAATATTCTTGAACATTCTTATAATGCATAGATAATTGCATTTCTTTAAGACCTATTCTATTTTTAGAGCTAAATTGCATTGTTAGCAAGTCAAATGATTTGAAGTAATTTGAATACTTCCATCTTTTATACTCACCTATATCTCCATCTTGTGATTCTATTATACATTTAGATAGCTTAAAAATGGACCGACAAATTATTTCACTTGTCTTTTTCTTCATTACAAAAACATAATCTATAATATAGTTAACAATAACATCATCGTAGTGTATATTATTATAACCACAAAAGATTGTGTCTTTAGATGAAAAAAAATCAACTAATTCTATTAGCTGATTCTTTCTTTTAGATATTTCAAAAACATCTATCTTATCTGTCGTTGTATCTT